TTCATCTGCATCTTTTACTGCAAACGGTGCTATGATCTACAACACAACAACTGACGGTGGTTCAGGAACAACTGACGCTGTTGCTATTATAGCTTTTGGTGGTGATAAAACAGCAAGTAACGGAACTTTCAAAATAGAATTTCCAACAGCAGACGCAAGTAACGCAATAATCAGATTAGCATAGGAGGCCGACCATGTCGGTAACTTCAGGATGGGGCCGGTTTAGCTGGAGTCAAGCTAACTGGAACGCAGACGAAACTTTAAAAACAGGTTGGGGTGCAAAGTCTTGGAGTGAAGATGAGTGGGGCGAATTAAAAGATGCCGTTGCTCAACCATCTGGTTTATCAATAACATCTAGTGTTGGATCTATAACTCCTGCCGACCAAACTCAAGGAGTAACAGGTCAATCTATAACATCATCTGTTGGTGCAATAACACCAGTTCAAATGCAGGTTGGTTTGTCAGGTCAATCAATAACTTCCTCTGTTGGATCTTTAACTGTAAATGACATGACAATTGGTTTGTCAGGTCAATCAATAACTTCTTCTGTTGGTGCAATAACACCTAACGATATGACCCTTGGTTTAAGTGGTCAGTCAATAACAGTATCACAAGGCACAGCAAAAGCACCAAATCAAACGGTATTAGTTTCTGGTGTTTCTATGTCTGCATCTTTAGGAACAGCTCAAGGTATATCTTCACAAGAAGCACAATTAACGGGTCAGTCTTTTAGCGCTAGTTTAGGGACAGTAACTGTACCAAATGATGTGGTATTTTTATCTGGTCAAGAAATTGAGTCTCAACAAGGATCTATAATTGGATTGGGTGGTGCTGTTGCTCAACCAACTGGTCAATCTAGTACATCATCTGTGGGATCTTTAACAGTAGAAGAGGGATTAGGATTAACAGGTCAATCATTTAGTGCTAGCTTAGGAACTATAACCCCTGTAGATATGCAGGTTGGATTAACTGGTCAATCAATAACTACAAGCATTGGAACCGTTGATATATTTGCATATGGAGATGT